ATCATCATCCTGCAACTCATCGTCAAAGCGAATGGACGGGAGCGCAGCAAGATCATCAAAGAACTAAGCGAGAAACCATGAGAACCGACACACCCATGACAGACGCCGTTTGCTGGCCATTGATACCGGGAGACAAACACCCGGCGAACCAGGTGGCGCCGGCTGAAGTCTGCCGCAACATCGAGCGAATGCTCTACGCCGTCGAGCACCGGGCCGATGTGCTGGAGGCTGTCCTGGCTGAGATCAAGAGGAAGGTCGAGGAATGACCAAGCACCTGCACGAACTGCCACCGGATCACCGGCTGCGAAACATCGCCATCCAGGACATCGACGTCAGGATCCGGTGCCGCCACACCGGCGCCACCCGGGACCCTCGGACATGGAAGATCAAGGCCGACACCTTCAACCGCCTCGGCGACACCTGGAAGAGCAACTTCGACTTCATCATCCAATGAGCAAAAAGTTTCAATCGGTGAATCAGGCGGGCGACGGTGTGTATCGCGTGACCCGCAAACAGGCCGGCGAGATCGCCAAGGCTGCCAAGGCAGTCAAAAGCCCGGACGCAACCTACTGGAACCGTAAACGCGGAAAGGCCACAAAATGAACGACAGGCAGATTATCAACACCATGATGGAATACGGCGGCAGCTTTGTAAGGAAACTGGGTGCCGCTGCCTTGGTGGCCGACCCGGAGAATCTGGCGAAGATCAAGGCGACTTGGCCGGACTACTGGAGTCAATATGCCCGCATGGCGAAGCAACTTTCCGAGGTCGAAAAACAAGCCTCGAGATAAACACAACAACAACAACGACAACACAGCAACACATGGGAATCACAGTCACAAGCAACAAGGGCGGCGGCAACTTCGAGCCGTGCCCGGAATACACAGGCCGCGCGGTCTGCGTCGACATCACGCCGTTGAAGGCCTATGAGACGCAATACGGCACCAAGCAGAAGTTCAAGATAGCGTTCGAGCTGGACATGATCGACAAAAGCCGCAACCCGGTGCAGCCCTGGGTGGTCATGACAGCCCCAATGACGGCATCACTGCATGAGAAGGCCGGCCTGACCAAGTTCCTTAAGGACTGGCACGGTCGAGCCCTCACTGCCGAGGAGACCACCAGTCTCAATCTCGACAGCTTGATCGGCAGGCCGGCTACCGTGGTGATCGTCCACGAGAAGAGCCAGGACGGCACCAAGACGTTCGCCAACATCAAGCTGATCATGCCGCACAAACACGGCGAGGCCCTGAAGCCATCGGGCCTGTGGGTGCGACTGGAAGACAGGCCTCCGAAGGACGACGACCAGGTGAAGATCGTCCGGCCCGATGGCTCAACCAATCGACAGCCCGACCTAGGCAAGACCTTGGTCCACATCGGAAAGTTCAAGGGCACACCGCTGTCGGAGCTGACATCCGACGCCGTGCGTGGCCTGGCCGAGCACTGGATGCCGAAGGCCAAGGTGGCGCCCGGCAAGAGCCCGGAGGACATCATGCTCATAGCCGCGGTGACCAAGCGCCTCGAGGAGATCGAGAAGGCCGAGGATCCCAGCTTTGACGACGTGCCTTTCTAAGCCATGAGAACACGCAAGAACTGCCGCCTGATGCATCTGGTGCCCGATGTGGTCCGGATGCGCTCGGAGGGCCTGACATTCGAGGAGATCGGCGAGCGCCTGCAGCTATCGAGGCAGCGCATCTGCCAGATTGAACAGGCGGCCCAGCGTCACGAGGACATTCTCCGGGTGTGGGGCTTCCCCTTCAGCGCCCGGACCTTTAACTGCATCGAGAAGCTAGGCATCGAAAACCGGGAGCACGCTCTCGAGCTCTACAACAAGGGCCACATCCAGCCGGGCGTCGTCCGGGGCTTTGGCTGGGTGAGCTACCACGAACTCTGCGAATGGCTGGGCGTGCCAACCGTTCGGGCGCAATCGCCGGGGCAGCGCTTCTGCATCCACTGCGGAAAGCCTACCTGACAAACAACTTCCGGTGACCTGTTGTCGCCGGGGACTCATGGGAAGCCGGGGGCGCGCATCGGCGGACAAACGCGCAAATACCAATCCAAACCATTTTAGCAATATGCCAGCAAATCCGACCATCATCTTCGACATCGAGACCGGGCCTTTACCGCTCGACCAGCTCCACATCCCGCCATTCAACCCGGCCGACGTGAAGCTGGGTAACATCAAGAACCCGGACCTGATCGCCGAGAAGATCCAGAAGGCCGAGGAGTCTCACACCGCGGACTACATCCGAAGCGCCGCCCTGGATGCCCTGTCCGGCCAGGTGCTCTGCATCGGCTACCGGAAGCAGGACCAGGAGACATCCGTCCTGTCAGCAGGAGCCGACGGCGAGGCCGCCATGCTCCGGCAATGGTGGGCGCTGCTAAATTACTACGAGAGAACGCCGCGGTTGGTCGGCTTCAACATCAAGGCCTTCGACCTGCCGTTTCTGATCAAGCGCTCCTGGCGCCACCGGATCACCCCGCCGTACTGGTTGCGCCAAGGACGATACTGGAACGACCTGGTGGTCGACCTGCGCGAGGTGTGGCAGCTTGGTGACAGTCGGGCCCATGGCAGCCTGGGCGCCATCAGCCGGCACCTCGGGCTTGGTGAGAAGGCGGGCAATGGCGCTGACTTTAGTCTCCTGTGGAATACCGACCGGGAGGCCGCAATAAACTACTGCCTGCGCGACGTGCAGCTCACCCAGCAGGTGGCCGACATCCTGATACCGGCTTATTGAGGAGCAACCATGACATGGATACTTCCCAAGCAGTTACACACATCGGCCTGTGCGCTGGATACGGAGGCATTGAGCTTGGATTACACCGAGCAATCGGAAATATGCGCACGGTCGCTCTTTGTGAGATCGAAGCCTTCGCCATTGCGAACTTGGTTAGCAAAATGGAAGCGGGACTCATGGACCCAGCACCTATCTGGCCGGATCTTAAAACCTTCCCTTGGGCAGCGTTTCGCGACCGAGTGGACATCCTCACTGGGGGCTACCCATGCCAGCCCTTCAGTGCAGCCGGCCAACGCCGAGGCAAGGACGACCCGAGGCACCTCTGGCTTTACATCGCAGACGGCATTCGACTTCTCAGACCACGGTGCTGCTTCTTTGAGAACGTCGAAGGACATATCAGCCTGGGGCTGTCCGACGTCATTGAAGACCTGGCAGGAATGGGTTACAGAACGACGTGGGGCATATTCTCAGCGTCTGAATGCGGAGCGCCACACCAGAGAAAGCGGGTCTTCATCTTGGCCCACAATGACAGCGAACGAAGCCAAGAACTCGCAAGGCAAGTCTCAGCTCAATCGAACACCCCCCCCCCTCGGGACGTTTGTGCTACTGGCCAACGGTTCAAGCCAGCGAAGCCCGTCAGGGATTTCAGGACAGGAGTCGAGGTATGAAAGGAAGCCAGGAATCACTCAGCACAGTTGTCGTGAAACATGGCCCAGCCGCCCCGGCGAGCAGCAGTACGGATGGGAGCCGCCCAGAGTGGTTGCAAATACCAAAATTGGGGGGGGAAATCTTGGATGACACCACGGACACAAATGACCAGAGACGGGAACCAACGATGGGAGGAACAGGAGGAAACCTTGGGGGGCAAAATCAAATGGATCCCAGTACACTCAAACATCGAGGAGCAGATGGCAGTAATCGGGGAGACCAAGAATGCCAAACTCAACCCACGTTGGGTGGAGACGCTGATGGGCCTGCCAGTGGGCTGGACTATGCCGAGCTGTGTGTCTCCTGTGACAATCGAACGGACGAGCTTCGACTGCTCGGAAACGGAGTCGTGCCGGCAACAGCCGAAATGGCTTTCCTAACTCTCATGAGAGAGCTGGACACATCCAAGGCTGGAAGCTAAGGAGAGGCCGTCAGCGTGAGCCGTAGGAAGCGAACGCAGGCACCACAACTACAAGCCATGTTCCACAAACTTTTCCCCACCCTTTCCGTGTCACGTCCCGTTGCTTGTACGGGAGTTCCTACCACGGTCTGGGTGGGGTTTTCCGTTTAAGACATGAAAGAGAAGAAAGAAAAAGGAAGGGCGCCAGCCTTCCAGTTTTACGCCGACGACTTCCTAGCTGGAACCATGACCATGACCAACGAGGAGCGTGGCGCCTACATCTCGCTGCTGTGCCTTCAATGGTCGAAAGGCTTCGTTACAGAGCTGGATATCCAAAGAATGTGCCATGGTATGCCAACGCATTGCCAAGGCATATGCCAAAGCAAGTTCCATATCGGAGAGGACGGCAACTATCGGAACAAGCGACTAGAGAAGGAGCGAACCAAGCAGAAGGAGAGAAGCGAAAAACAAAGGGATATTGCGAATCTCAGGTGGAACAAGGATGCCAACGCATTGCCAGAGGATATGCCAGAGGATGCCAAGGCATATGCCGAATCGGTACCAGAAGTATGCTTTCCATCTCCGTCTCCATCTCCTAAGAAGAAAGACACTGAAGCGAATGATTCGCCATGGGCAGTCAAGTTCGGTTTGACCCTACCAGAGAACCTCCAAACCAACGAATGCCTCGCTGCTGTCGAGACCTGGCTTGCCTACAAGGCGGAACGTAAAAATGGGTACAAGCGCATCGGCCTGTCTAAAGCCTTGGAGGCCTGGGCTAACGAGTTCAATGCTTCCACATTCCCGGCAGCAGTGAATCACTCCATTGCAAACAATTACCAAGGCATCTTTGCCCCTAGAGCTGCCTTGGCATCTGGCCCTGCCTCACCCCAGCCGGCAAGAACCCTGAGCCACAACCCAGCCGACTACCAATGAGCGACCCATACTTTGCCCAGGACGACGAGTACGGCCTGATCGGCGCCTGTCTCAACGCCAAAATCCCGACCGAGGCCTTCCAGCACGACAAACTCCGGAGCCTTTACGAGATCACCAAGGGCCTTGTTGCCAAGAACGACCCGGTGAACATAACGACCGTGGTGAAGGACTGGAAGCGCTCGATGCCCCAGATCACACCACCGTTCGAGGAGCTGAACCGCTGCGACGAGCTATGCCCAAGCCCGGCCAACCATCCGGCCTTCACCCAGGCTGTCCTAGAGGCTCACCATCGGAGGCAGCTAAGATTCGCTGGGGACCGTCTGATCCGTGAGTCCGCTGTCTCCACCCTATCTGTCGATCAAATCGTCTCTAATGCCGAAGCAGGGCTCACCGTTGAGGCCTCCAAGGAAGAGGTGCAATCCTCGAAGTCGGTTGTCGGCAGGTTCATCGACTCCACCCAGGAACGATTCGCCCGGAAAGGCCACCTGTCGGGAATCACTTCCGGCTTCCGTCGCCTCGACTCCATGACCGATGGATTCCAACTGGGCGAGCTGGCCATCATTGCTGCCCGCCCAAGCATCGGAAAGACCGCCATCGCAATCGCCATTGCCAAGGCTGCTGCCATCGACTCCCGGATCCCGACCCTGTTCGTTAGCCTGGAGATGTCGGATGAATCCATCGTTCGCCGGATGGTCTCGACGATAGGCTCGGTGCCCATGCAGGACATCAAGACCGGCGAACTGGACGAGGGCGGTATGCGTGCAATGGGGGCAGCCACCGCCAAGATCGCCGGCAGCCCGCTACACTTCGCCGCAGGCTCAGGCATCTCAGGCATCGCCACCATCACCGCGGTGATTCGTCGGGCCGTCAGGAAATGGGGCGTGCGCCTTGTCCTGGTGGATTACCTGCAGAAGATCCATGGATCCAAGGCGGCAGAGAAGCGCACTTACGAGATCGCCGAGGTGAGTGGAAAGCTCAAGGCTGTGGCCTCAGACACCAAGACAGCCGTGGTTGCCTTAGCCCAGCTCAATCGAGAAAACGAAAAAACCCAACCAAGACCACCCCGCCTGACTGACCTGGCCGACTCCGGGCAGATCGAACGTGACGCCGACCTGGTGCTCCTATTGGATAGAGTTCGCAACGAGCCCAAAGGCGAGGCTATCATTGCCATTGCAAAACAAAGAGACGGCGAGTGTGGTATCGTGCCTCTATGGTACGACGGGCAGTTCTGCCGCTTCTCCGACCCATCCCCCATCTTCTAACATGAAACCATCTCACCAAATAACACGGACCCAGCTACTGGCCGAGGCGAAGTACCTGGTGGCCAAGGCGGTCAAGGCTGGCCTGATGTCCTACCCGCACGGCACCGACGTCGACACCGACGGCACGCCATTGATCGACCCGGACGACGACCTCGATGATCGCATCACAAAACACACGCCCGAGGTGTGCAGGCAGGCCTATGTGCTCAGGCAAAACGGTTTAACATTGGAACAGGTGGCGAAGTTCTGTCATGTGGCGACTGGTTCGGTTGCTTACATAATTGCAAAGGGTCATGAGGCTGTATTAAAAGAACAACGATTGTCACAAGTGAAACCATTGTCACAGGATTCTACAAATAGTACTAAGGAGTCTCCTTGATACAGTGCCAAAACAGGTGAACGCGAGAC